TTACTAACTATGAACCAGTCAAATATAACCTAATTGAGGACGTAGATGAAAGTGAAAGTGAAAGTGAAAGTGAAAATGATAGTGAAAATGAAAGTGAAAGTGAAAGTGAAAGTGAAAGTGAAAGTGTAAGTGAAAGTGTAAGTGAAAGTGAAAATGAAAATGAAAATGAAAATGAAAATGAAAATGAAAATGAAAGTGAAAGTGAAAATGATAGTGATAGTGATAGTCAAAATACCCATTCATCTATGCCGGATTTAATTGATAATTCGGCAGAAGATAATATTGATGCGTTCTATCCGACTATTCAAGCAACTCACAGAAACAATGATAAGTTTCTTAACTGGGTGAAAGGTGGCAACAATGGTATTATTACGAGAGATTGCTTAGACCAAGGGGATAGTGATGAAAATTGGTTGTATGCTTTTACTGAATTATTATGCGAATCAGAATATACATATGATGATATTATGAGTTTATTCATATGTGATACCGCGAAGTCTGAAGACAAAGAAGAAGAAGAAAAAGAAAAAGAAAAAGAAAAAGAAAAACATCAAGACCAAGACTGGGATACCGATATAAATCAAATCGAATATATAAAATCGATCAAAGGAGGGATGTGGTTGCGAAGTATGAGATAGTAATAGAAACAATTGTACATAATAAAATTTAGCGTATTTTAAGACCAAATGGATGGTTTTTTTTTATTTTAGCCATTGAATAATCGAATATGTACGAATATATTCGATTGTTCAAGAAATTAAATCTTTTTTTTATAAACTTTTTCCTACACATATTATAGATATGTCAACGCGCAAAACAAGAAAAAACTTACATACAAACTCCTATGTCGTTGCGATACCATCATACGACCGTCCAGAAGCAATAATAGAAAAATCATTAAAAACCCTTTCAGATGGAGGTGTCCCAAGAAGTTTAGTTCATGTTTTTGTAGCTAACAAAGCAGAAGAAAAACGATACAAAAATTCAATACCTAAACATATGTATGGAAAAATTGTTGTTGGTAAAATAGGCATAACAGAGCAACGAAAGTTCATTATAAAGCATTATCCAGAAAAGCAATCCATAGTTTCGATTGACGATGACGTAGAAGGAGTTTTCCAAAAGGTATCTGACAAAGAATTAAAAAAAATATTAGATGTACATAAATTTTTCATAAATGCATTTCAAACTCTAAAGAAAGAGAACCTATATATATGGGGCATTTACCCCGTATTTAATCCGTTCTTTATGAAGAATAAGACCACAACTGATTTGAAGTTTATCATAGGCACACTATACGGATTTATAAATCGTAAAACAAATACGATACAACCTTCATCAAAAATCAAAGAGAAGGAAGACTATGAACAGAGCATAAAATATTTTATCAAAGATGGTGGTGTAGTGAGATTTAATGATGTCACAATAAAGGCAAAAAAACACGCACCTGGTGGTCTAGGAGTAACAGAGGGACGTTTGGACGCAAATCGTGTTGCTGCTGAGTATTTAGAGGAAAATTACCCTGGTTACGTTAGCGTTTTCCATAGAGACAACGGCATGCATGAAGTCAGAATGTCGCGAATAAAGAGAAACGAAATACCCAAATGATTCTATATATTTGAATAATTCAAATGTATAGAATTACCTATTTCTTATTTTTACTTGTTTTATTTAGAATGAGAATCTTTTTACCTCCACCTATCTTGCGAACGGTATTATTATGTTTCTTTACAAATGCTGCGTTTTTACCACGGGTTCTCAACCATAATTTTTCTCTAAGGTAACAAACAATAGAAAGACGACGTGCGTCTTTGTCAATCATTGTAATAGGAAGATTGCCGTGCATTTCGTGAACATTCATGAATAACATATCACCCGTCCTAACGTCTACGCCTACACCATATTGTGGAAAGCATGTTTCTGAACCACTATATTTACCATCTTCAATAACTACTAAATTTCCAAAACCCTCTTTATCATCTCCTTTATCTCTATGTATAGACGTTCTGAAATTTACGTTAGTTGTAATAGTAGTAAACGCAGTATCTGGTATTTTAAACGCAGTTTCCTTTGCTTTGTTATTCTGCCTTTTGTAATGTTCCGGCGTATATTTCTCATAAAGACTATTAATCTCACGAATCAATGGTAATGTATTGTTGTATAATTCAGGAAAATCTCGATTAAATCTACACTCACGCACCTCAAGGGGAAGTTTATGCTTTGCGATACGAAAGTTTTTCTTTTGGGTTGGTGAGAACCTATCAAAATACCCGAAAATATTAGTCATTATTTTCGGGTTGTCATATACATTTTTAGATTTACTACCCGTAGCACTACCTCTGTTACTTGTAGGAGTTAATGCGAATTTAATTATATTCTTATAAAAAGAGGTTGTATGTTGTTTTGACAGAGATTTTTTTCTAAATTTAAGCAATAAACCGCCTTCTTCTGTATAGACATCGGCGTCATCTTTTATAATATCATTTATCATAGACGCAGTTACAAATTTATTTAACAACTTACTTTCAGCTTCAGAATCACTTATATCCTTTTTTACAGTATATGTTTTGACTCCTTTTATTATTTCTGTTTTAATAATAGCCATATTTGTTATTATGATATATATAATAACAGAAAAAAAAACACACTTTTACAAGTCGAGTAATAATTGATTTTTCGAAATAGATTCAATAAGAAATACGCAGATGAATAGTAACCGCATTTATGTAATTGTAACAATCCGATATAGACCCAATTTTACAAAAACAATACTATAACAATATAATAAATAACTTATAGGATAGCTAAAAACCTAACCTGGCAAACAGACTAAGAGGTTCAGCCACATCCTGTTTCGATTCTACTAAATTCTGTTTCGGCACTATTATGTCCTCTTCTGGTATTTCAAGTGTTCCTGTAATTGTGTCACATTCATTAGTTTTTGTATTGCGTCGAGTTCCATTTTTGCATTTTTGTTGTTTATTAATTTCCCCAATAGTAACCTTAGGTTTTTTTACTACCGATTCTACTGATACTACAGATACCATCTGCGTTGATGGGTTTAGTGGTTGGTTCTTGCTAATACTTTCACAATTACCTGTTTTCTTATTACGCCGTGTTCCATTTTTACATCTTGCTTTTTTTGTTGTTTGTTTCGCAACTAAAGGAATTGCCGTATTCGCAGAAATTAAATCAATGACACCATTAGTACTTTTGTCCTTGTTTTTTTGTTTAGAAACTAAAGGAATTACTGTTGTAGGTGAAGGAATTGCCGTATTCGCAGAAATTAAATCAATGACACTAGTACTTTTATCGCGCAATGCATTCGTTGCGAATTTACTATCGTTCGTTTTTTTTACAGAATATGGAAATGACGTTATATTTTTCAATTCGTTAACTAGATTGTCGATATCTATTGGTTTGCCTGCAAATTCGGGTGAATACAGATATCTAATAACCAGCAATCGCAATTGTTTTAATACGACGGGTTTTTTCACGAATATAGTTTCATAATGCATTAAAATATCATAATATACAGTCATCAGACCCCATATATCACAATTTCGCATACATACTTCATTGAAATATTTTAAATCATCGAATGTCTTGGTTATTGGGTTTATAAAGTTTACTACTGCTTCTGTAAGATAACTGGATAGTAAATTATAAAGAAAGAAATTCTTTTCGTTTGGTATTTCGAACAATTCTTTAATACTTTTGGACACATAATTGATATGTCCTCTTTCTGATTTTGAAAAATATTTCACTACAATCTTATGAATAATTGGAGATAATAGTGGTTTAATTGTTTGTTTATAATTATTATCAAAACTTATTTTTTTTAACTCTAAGTTAATATGATTCATTATTTTCTTGTTAAACAATACCGTACTGAATGGTAAATTAAATTGAATAGGTCTAGAAGTAGACCCACTTGGTATCGTATTATTCTTTGAAATAACTGATAAACCCCAATCTATAATTCGTAATTGAGAACTATCGTCAATTAATATGTTAGCTGACTTTAAGTCAAAGTGTAAAATTCCTAGTTTGTTCATTGGTACAATTGCATCTGTTAGTAATTCAAGAATACTATTGTTTAATTTTCCAAGCTCTGGTATTGTTTTATTAAGTTTAATGGCGTGCGAGAGGTCCGAACCACCATTGGTCATTTCAATAATTCTAACTGAATCTAACGTTGTGTTTAATGAATCTGAAGTTATTCCTATCTTTGTTAAATTCTTACATTTATTTTCAAAATTTATCAAATCATCTTTCGTTAACGAATCTGGTTCGCACATTTTTTCAGGGAATATGAAATAACGGGCATACGTCTCCATGCCAATATTCTTTTGTAATATAGATTGTATTTCTTTTGCCTCATTAAATTCGGTTTCTGCGTTATCAGTTGTTAATAATTTACTAACTACCTTTCCTACAGGTCGGACAGACCCTTTGCATTTAAGCGGTGGTAGAAAAACACATCCAAAACCACCACTTGCTATAGCTGCTCCACCTAAACTAAAATTATTTTTCGATTTTTTCATATATTGTATTCGTATATTATATATATATTATATTTACATCCATTGCTTGACTTCTAACTGTTTGTAATCACGATCATGATTCTTAGGTAATTCAAGAGGAACAATTAGAGTACTTTGGTCTTGCATATACTTCTCATGCGAGACAGCAGCATTATAAACTGACGGGATAATATATTCTAACACCATTTTATTTAAGCGGTCTACCTCTGCTGTAATATTTTCTCCTTCGTTTGCGTTTTCTAAAAAAATACTACGCATTATAGTCTTTAGATTATTAATGTTTTGAGCAGGAACCATATAAGTTTGTTTAGACATATTGTAAACGCCTACACGCATATCTTTCTGGACCATATCTATATTGTCTGCACAGAAAAACACCCTTGATAACATCGTTTCTTCTAACATTCCCGATAAAGCATTACTGTAATCTGTCGCTTTATTTTTGATTGCGATTCGTTCAGTCATTTTGAAGAGAATTTCTTGATTAGGAGGTTGTATTATATTGACGCGACCATTATATCTTTCTAAATTTAAAATACGATTTGGTTGATGTATTGATTCTGGCGTGTTCGAGTAATTAGACATATTATATAATATTAAAACATAAAATATTTTTACTTTGTAAACTTATAGGTAAAATATATTTAGTATATATAAATGGAAAGATTTCATAAAATTACATTGCTAGTAGCATCTGTATCATTAATTGTCATTTTATTGATTGCAAGTATGTTAATATTGAAAGATAAGCGCAGTCAAAAATTTCCTACGTCTCAAAGTAGTTATCCCGATGGCTGGACATTGCAAAACCAAAAAATAACTCATAATTCTTTTGATGCTAATGGTCCCAATAGTGGAATAAATTCATATACTGTATCTGACAACATATGTGTAAATAAACAATGGGCAGATCGTGAAGGCGTTTATTGGGACGGAGTAACCACATACAATGGATGTTAAAAAAATAACGTATTATTTATTATTATACGTTATTTACGAATTAAATATTAGAAACAAATTTTTTAACAATAGGTTCTTCCGCGTAATTCTCTTCCTGTCTCGAAATATTAACATCTATTAACACCAATTTGTCGTCAATCATTTCCATAACATCATATTTAAGTCGTCGCAAGTTCTCAATTTCAGGCATTAATTCAGTTTCGTAAATATTTACAATAACCTTTAGTATGCTTGTATTGCCGTTCTCCTTATATTCAACCGTAAGCATTTTGATTTTCTGATTAATATTATAAATAACAACTTGCAGTTTTTTTATATCGTCTGTCTGTTTTGTGTTATTGTATATGTTATTAAAATTTTTCAATTCAGTATTATATAAACTACTGTCTATTTCATAACGTTTAATTGTCTCTTTAAATATGCGTGAAGCAGTATCTTCACTGATATACTCAAATAACGCATCCATTTTTTGTTTCACAATTATCCGTTTTGATTCGTCGAGAATCTCGTCTATTACACCCAAATATGTTTCCGATAAAATATAACTCCCACGAGTCAATTCAATATTAAATTTACAAGGGTTCTGTGGATTTCCGCAAGATGCAGTATAACTATCACTGGTTATTTTAAATGACATTCCACCAGATTTACGACAATTTAAACATTTGGGAATAACCGACATTGAACGCCGCTTAGCATCTTTTTTTGTTTTACCCTTTGCGAATGCCTTACGTTTCTCTTTGAATAACTCGCTTTCATATTTTTGTTTGATTCTAAAATAATTATCAAGTGCTTCCGCGTAATTAATTTTATTTAAAATGTCTTTCGTAGTAACTTCTTTATCGGAAACATTTGTATCATACAAAGAAAGTGAATTATTATCATTCTTATAGTTTACTAAAGAGTTAGGTTTATTTCGAACTATAAGCAAACTATTTGACGAAGCGTGTAGTGTGTTTAGTTTACTAACTCCGGATAAGTCTAATACTTTAAGATTATTTTTTTCACAATAAAGTTCTTCTAAATTTTTAGGTAAATTACTTATAGTTTCGAGACCATTGTCTTCACAATGTAACACAACAAGAGAAGAGGCCTTCATAAGGTCAAGCTTCGTAATACTATTTTCACGAATGTCTAAATGAGTAAGAGAACCAGGTAAATCTACGAGGTTTTTCAATAAATTATGAGGACATTCTATAACTTTCATATAACCGGGAATGTTTATTAAACTCGTCAGTTCACCCTCCCTAAATACCAGATGAACAAGATTATTATATTTTTCACTTTTTATTATAGACAGGTCTAAATCACCGTGTAGTTCAAATGGTATATTCAACCGTTCAATTTGTTGCTTATGCTCCATTAGTAAATTATTAAACATTATTTGAGCAGTATTGTTATTGGCGATAATGTCCTCGCGTATCTGTTCTATAATACTCGTCTCGCTTGAAGACATGTTTATATTATATTATATTATATACATTCATATAATTGTATTTACAATACATTATTATTCATTACTGGCAAATGAGTAATAGTACTAGTGCTATCGGGTCGTTTAACAGTTTGATATTGTTTTATTTTAGACATAATGTAATCCTGGTCTCGTCTTAATTTATTGGCTTCTTCATAAGGAGTCATTTTTTGTTTCCTACAACAGTATAACACTATAGTCACTACGATAAAAAACAATGAATAACCAATGACGTTAAATACCCATTGCCGAATGCGTCCTTTTTTTTCATTACAAAAATTCAATTTATCTTGGATGATATCCAATACATTTGATTCTATAAGATTCATACTAAATGCTTTACATTATATATTTATAAAAAACGGTTACATTTGACAAAAACAATAACATTACAGTATATAACACGTATTAATGAATGATACAGTTGAACTATTTGGAAAAAAACCAGATGATACAAAAGATAGTAGCACAATAGAAGGTTTAACAAAAAAAGAAGGATATGGCTTTATTGTTGGTATTTTAGTATTGTCTATTCCACTTGCTGTATATTTTATGAAAAAAATATACGATATTCCATACAAACTATTTACAGCAGATTTCAAGACAATCCTTAAGGAACCAGATTATAATAAAGCAACATTCACAGAATTATACACTGATTTCAGTCTTATTTTAAAGAATAACAAAATGCTATATCACAAATGGGTTTTATTATTGTTTATTTGGTTTGCGTATATGGCATTCATGGTAAATCCAGAAGATGCGAACATTAAAGAACCTTCCAAATTAGTAACGGCAACTATTGTTGGTGCTTCGATGTTTATATTGAAATTTATTCCCAGTATAATAGGTTTTTTTGAAAATACTTTTGGATATTTCTTTGTTAATCTTTTTAGTAGTCCGAACTTAACATTGTCTTTACAAAATAAACAATTCAAAGGTGATAACGCCACTATAAAACTAAATCAATTACTAAACATATTCGACGTTGAAAATTTAGGCGTGAAATTCAACGAAATAGGATTATACGATAACAATAACAATAATATAAAACCAGTAAATGATGGGTCATTGTTCGCTATATTTGAAACATCAAACAATAATAATGTATATGATTTTTTTGAACGTTTATTGAATGCATCAATAATGAAACGAGCAATTGGTGAAACTACCATGCTAGTTTTTACCACCTTTATAACTATCAGTTTATTCAAACAGTATTAAAATATGTATAATATTAACCAAACGAAAAAACAATCCTAATAAAGTATATACATGTCATCTATATCTGATATGCCAAATCCGTTTAAAATGTTAGACCTAGAACGCCAAAAAAAAATGAAATCTATAGACGGTAATTGTAATGAATGTGTAGATAAAAACATAGAGGGTATGGCATCTGAAATAATAATAAATAACCGCGACATATTGTTTGTGAGTACCATAACGTTTATGTCTACTATGTTCATTGCTATATGTATAATAGGGAAATGGATTCCAATTGAAATTATAAAAAACTTCAATGTAATAAATGTTAAATGGGTCCTCATTATACTAATGGTTTTTATTGCGTTTTCCTATATACCAGTATGGTTTCATAGAAACAAATTTGGAAAGAATACCGATCAACAGTTCGTTGATAAAAACGATAAACTCAAACACCCATATATATGGATACCTATATTGGTTGGTTTCGTAATGTTCTTGATGAGATTTATGCCAGGAACACCCGATACATCAGCTTTAATCGGGTACTTTGAAAATACTATTGGACATTTTATATTTTTAATAAAAAGTGCTTATCACGGTGGTATGAATAACTGGATACGCAGTGATAATTTCGAAGCATTAACTATAAAGAACGGTGATAGAGTATCAAATAATTTCAACCCTTTGATGTCTATATTTAATTTAAACAATTATGAAAAAATAATTAAGGACCAAATGCGAACTGAGAGTGAAAAAATAATCAATGAACAAACACCAACAGAGAGTGATAATGAGTTTCACTATGTAAGTGATTTTTTTATTTCACTCGAACACAATGATGGAAAAAAGACCAAAGAAGATTTTATTGAATATGTAAAAAATGAAACTATCAATAAAAGAGTGATAGGTGAATTAACGCTACTTATCACAACAACCCTAATATCCACTGGATTACTCAAAATGGTGTATACTTAATTTGTCTACACTAATTCAAAATATGTATAATTGAATATATTTTGAATTCATCAACAGAACATCAACAAGTATAACACAGATAAATACGACAAAATTGCCAAAATAATTGCAACAAGCCATATAGGTATTACGGTCTTATGCTTATAACCCACACCAAACTGTCTAAAACCTCCTTCATTGTTATATATAAAAACTGGTTTGGTTATATGGACAATTGTAAATAATATTAAGAATATCAATACTGCAATATTTAATTTATTGACTTTTACAAATTTCATACTTACTAAACTCATTCGTATTTATATTATAAAATTATAATATTTTATCTCGATTATTGTTTATACAGACAACATTCAGTTATCGCCAAAGTCGTTATCTTCTGGAATTTCATTATAATAATTACCATCGGAATAATCGTCACCTAGGGTTCTAAGGTCATTCGCTTCTTCGTCATACTGGCGGTTTATATCTCGTTCCATAATTGCTTCCAGTTCATCAACATCTTCTGCTATTAAGTTATCGTCATCCATTTCGGTACGTTCTCTATCATATGTATTTTTATCATAATGGACTAACCCTTTTTGTAGTCCGATGTTCCATCGTCCCATTTTGTATTTCTTCAAAAGATTTTCTACTCTACGTACATCGTTATCCAATTTCCCTAAATCCTGTGTAACTATCTTCTGTTTTTCCTTAACTTTGGAATTATGTATTTTTTTAGATATATCAGGGTATGACATATATGATTTACGTTGATTATCTTGCATTTCCATGAATAATAATAATACGGATGCGACACGCCTTTTTAAGTCACCCGCATCATTTGGTGTTATGTCGATTTCCAACAATTCATCTCTCTCGTCATCAATGTCGATCGCGCGGGTTTGAATTGTTATGTCCTTATTATTTTTTATATCATTTCTTGCCTGTGATTTTTTCAGTTCTATATCACAATTTAACATATCAATGTCATTTGCTGAGGAAATGTATTCATACAAAACAGATAAAAACAAGTAGCCATACATATATCCCATGGTAGCACTATCAAAGAGTGAATAGAATTCAGTCACATCGATCTTGCCATTTATGTCAATTTCTTTAAAAATGCTCAGATGTTTTGGCATAAAAGACAATACTTTGTAAATATCTCCTGTATTATATGTTATATTTTGCAGGGTGTTTACCAATGTTTTGTCACCATGAAACTGTAGAATACCATTCCAGTGGTTTTCAATAACTTTCGATAAGTCCCTTATATGAACTCCCGACAAATTCCAGTGTTTCGCAATTTTATTATATGTTTTACCTGACAATATTATCTCAGGATACACTTTTGTAAAGTAATATATGGAATTTTCTATGCCTGAAATATTATTCAGTATATCGTTGGATGACTTATTATCGGATGAATATATAGAGAGTAATGAATCTTGTATCTTATCGAATTTAGACTTATTCAAATTCCCGTATTCTTTAATAAATGTTGTGATTTCTTTGAACATTTTTTTATTAGAGGCAAATAAATATTTTTTAAATTCAGTTAATTCAATTCTCTTTTCAGATACCATAGTATTTTTTTTATATGTTTTTAAGACATTTCTCAAATGTCTTCTGAAATTGGTGTCTACACTTTCAGAATCACTCATATCAAGACTTTCAAGTATATCATACATTACATCTACTTGAGTGAAATATTCTACTTTTTCTACTTTTTCCATAGTTGATTGGCGTATAATTCGTGCTAAGTGATTTAAATCCCCTATCCCAAATTTTTTACCGTTCCTTTTAAGAAAGTCTATTTGGTCATTTATTGAACCTTGTTGTGGAAAATCGTCAAGTTTTTCACCAGATACAATCTTGTACGAATCAGGAACGGGTAATTCATTATCAAAATTACAGTGTTTTATTATATACGCGTATATATGCTCTTCAGTGGTTTGCTCTTTAACTACTATTCGTTTTATTCCTGTAAATTCATTATGAAATAATGTAGATGGTCTAGTATATCTTTTTATTTCGTTTAACAAATCGCTAATAGATTTTGACGCAGTAATAGTCTGTTGAATGATCGGGTTTTTATCAATGAAATAATCTATAGCCCTTTCGCTATTATTATTACAACAACCATTTTCTAAAAATGGTACATTGGCATTCGTTTTAAGTAACGGTTCTTCTTTAGATACGACGGCGTTAATATTAAGCGCGACGGAAAAACCAAATAACGATGACTTACTTTGTATTATATTTATTTTTTTTAGCTGGTCGTTGTGACCTCGTTTAATTGTATCAAGAAAATTGCGTTCAAAATCTCGCGTAAGTGGTTCTACTCTCGAAATTGTTAAAGGCACGATCGGTGGTAAAAAATGTTTCCACTTCTCAATGTTATGCTCTTCTGGAATGAATTGCTCGGGATTTTCTGTTAAAAATAGTCTTTTTTTTGTGTATAAATCTGCTATATCGGGACGATTTGCGAATATATATTTATCAATAATTTCCACAATTTTAGGCACATAAATATCACCGTTTAATTTTGAAATAGCATCCCATGGCTTGACCGAACTTTTCAATTTATACATAACACACGCAATATACTCAATACCTGACTTGTCTTCTACACCCGAAGTCAATGGATAACCATCAAATGAACTTGTACATCCTGGGAATGTTTTCTTGGAACGAATACCTGGGACTATAGTTTGTATATTAATAAGCAATGATGCCGCTACTATCCATAGTATATTTCGATTCCTGTATATTTCATAATTTATACCTTTTTTACCGGTTTTCTGTGCTTTTCGTTGAATTTGTTCGTCATATTTTATTTCATTCAGTATTACGGATTCGATTAATTCATTCGAGAGACGTATTACACCTTCTTCTATTAAATCGAATGTAATACCCATACTATTTGATATTGTATACGCAATATTGTATATTGTAGTATTCAATTCATTTTCGTATACGGGTTTCGTATATTGTAACATAACATCTGTTATTTGTAGAGTCATATCTTTTTCCATTATATCGTGTGTTTGAATGACAAACCCTTGCTCGTTATATGTGTCTTGTGTTAGAAAATCTATTTTTCGTAATATATATCCACTATATTTATCGACGATAGAATCGCCATCATCACTCAATGTTCCGTAAATCGAACATATTTCATCCAGTTTATTTGCGTAATTATTTGGTTTTAAAACGAATTCACGAGCAAGTTTAGCAATAGAAATAGGCATAATAGGTGTATTACTGTCTTTACAATACATCCAATTCATATTTTCTTTCATATCTGCTAGTGGTTCTCTAGAATATTCGTATACAAACTTATTAATATAACCTTGTCGTGTCATAAAATCATCTAAACCCATTATTGTCTTACGAAGTCCCTCGTGTGGTGATTTTATTATGTCGATAGAGGAAACCGTTTTACCATAATCATAGGCAAAATTATTATATTTATTGTCTTTCATATCTTGTAACATGGTATTCTTACGTATGTTTTTGAAATCGTTCATGAGGTCTTGTTTAATCCTCTCGTCTAGTTGCTCCAATGAAATATCCATACGATTCTCGAATTCCTTCACCATTCGTGTTTTATTCAGGTGTTCAATACGCTTCTTAGAAAAACTAATTGATTCACATAGAGAATTAGAGGATTGTTTATAGCACTTGTCTACCAAGTTACAAAATAACACATTTGTATCAATAAACACTTCTGGGTCAATCGATTTATCATATATCCATACATTATTTTTACGTTTATAATACCCCTGTTTTTTTCTGGTTTCAGATTCAATTTCGTTTGCCTTCTTCTCCTTTGGTGTAAGAAGCGTCTCGTCAATGTCCTTTCCATATCCTGGTTTCAACTCTAATATAGCATATTCACCGTCACTTATAGGTTTTTTTCCAGCTATAAGTATTTCTGCCATAGTATTACTATAATCAGGTTTGACACCGTGTTTTTGCATTAGGTTCTCTGCAAGAAATTCTTTGAATAAAGAGGGTTCCATATCTTTATTTTCATTTTTATACAAATCCATTATTTCATATGGTGTATCATCATAAACATCATCATAGTATATTGGATCACTTGTATTGTCGTTCTGTAGTTCATTTAAAGTGTTGTATTTCTTGGTAAGATATCTACGCAAACAATCCGTTGGTTTTATCTTGGCGTTCTCTCCTTCATCTTCAATATCTATGGGTTGAAATCCATTCAATAACTGTTCAGGGGTCGTTATATTTCTAATATTCATCGATGTTATTATATCAGATAACAATGTCAAATTGTCGTCCTTTATCAATTTATTTAAAAATTCGCTATTTCTAAATTTCACACTATCATTTACATTGTATCCATCTTTAAATAAGTCCATTAATTCTGTATTATTAAACAGCAATCGTTCAATTCTCAACATCTGTTCATCTTGGGATGTTACAGATGATAAAATTGTTCGATATGTTTGTGATTTTTCCATGAAGTTCTTATTGAAATCTTTAATAAGAGTATTGATAGTGAATCTTAGTTCATTGTGTTGTTGAAACGAAATATCTTTATTATTAATCATATAAGGTTGGAGTTCTTTTATAAAACTATGTATAGTCAAACGATTTTTCACTCTATCCCTTATTTCTCGAATGAGATTTCTCGTTTTCGGAATAATAGTTTGTAAAAACTTCTCGTATTTTTTAGGTTCCTCATTATATTTTTCATCAAGAGTATAATGTTTAATATCATTGATAAATTCACTATCTTCGGTGTTTTTTTCAGTATCCAAATCAGTTATATTATCATTTTTTATTAAAGTGTTACGTTTTAATAAGCGGAAAAGTGAAACGAATAGTTGCGAATACTGTGATTTCTTCAAAATATTTGTTGATATTATATCCACCTTTGAGAATTCAACACACTCATTTGGTAATATAATCAATGATTTAATATTTATTTCATCGTCTGGCGTCATATTATTACGAATGAAAATAGTCTTTCCGGACTTCATTAAAAAACTGTCTTGTTTTTGAAGACCTAAATTGTAACGTTGTATAACAAATCGTTTTTGCGCCAATTTACTTTTATTACCATTTACTTTAACGATGGTGCTATAGAAATTTCCAAGATTGTCTATTATAGCGTCGAACTCAGAACTAACCCTTGTTTTATTAATTAATGAAGTATCATCATTTACTGTATTAAAATTGTTATTATACTTATCCAAATCGGAGTAAAGTTTAAAATACTTGTTTGCACTCACACTGGCGTTATTCTTATACGAATCGTATATTTCGCTTTCACGTGACATAATTTGCTGTTGGTCTAACATATTTACGTCGATATCTTCGTCATCATCATTATTTTGGTCAATGTACACATTTGACTGTTGTTGAACTACTGGTATGATCCATCTAATGTTTTTGTTTATTTTTGTGAGTTTTTCTACTAACGGCTTCCATAGTGGTCCATTATAAATATAACCTACAACATTATCATTATTGTCAAATCTAGAAAATTCCTTTCTTAGTTCTTTAAATCGATTAATCAATGTTGAAATGTTAGTTCTAACTTTGTCAGAACGTTTGTTATCGGGTATAGTAGATAATAATTCATCCATCATGTCATTCGTCTGAATTTCGAGTCCATATTTTTGTTGGTGTTCTGGTATTTCTATATCTTGTGTTATGTCATCAAGTTCTTCCCCGAAAATAATACTATTTGCGTCGTTATACATCTCATGTAATACATCTCTTATACTTTCGTCGGGAACTGCGTTTTCTGGAACATTGATTATCATTTCACCATCGTCAGTAGATTCAAATAATCCTGGTTCTATTGCCTTTTCAATTTCATCTTCATACAATTCTTCTTGATTTGTAGTGTTTTTCTTAAAATTGGTTTGTGCCTGATTCGGTTTTTCTCGAATGACAAATTTTTTGAAAGGAATGTCTTTCGGAATACCTTTGTAAGCAAAATCTATATATATTACATCTCCTTCTGGAAAGGTTGTAACTTCAATCATATCTTCTTCTAAATTTGTAATTTCACCAGTGATAATAACTGGTATATCACCACCGATGTGTATGTCCAACCACGTATGTGTATGTATATTGTTCTGTTTAGCATAACCATTCAATTCGCTTCGATTTAATAAATATATTGCGATAATAGACTCATCTGTTAATTTATTTTCTTTTATAAATAGTGTATATGTTTTCATAGAGGCTACATTAATAATTTCCAATTCATTATCGTCTATATACGTTATGTAATAATTATTCTGATGATACTCATCGTTAGACGGAGACGATATCTCTATTATATCGCCGTATTTCAATTGTATTGATTGCTCATTTGAAATCATTGCTTATTATTATATATATATTATATATTATATCTTTATTCCACATGATTACATAAGGATATATATTTCTAAAATTTATATTTTTTTTATAAAACACGATTTTTTTATAAAAAAACACAAATATTTATAAAAATTGAAAAATAAAATTATCTTACTTATGTTAAGTATTCACAACAAATCAATCAATCAACAAACTAATACAACAATGAATACAATTAACGTTTCTACACAAAACATTTTAAATGTTCCAGAAATGAACAAGAAGGTCTACAATCAAGGAGATACTGATTATACAATTTATAATTATAAAAAAAAAGATGAGGAAAAAACAACTCAAGGTAACGGTAACAGTAACGGTGGTGGTTTAAATGGGGTTCAATCTGAAACATTCGTGGAAGATTTATGTAAACTAATGGACGATGATGAGGATTTCAGCAAATGGATAAATAACTATGGGGCACAAGGAAGAATTTTAAAACCTACGTGTGACTTCTTTCTACAACTACCAAGTCTCAAACTCGAGAGAGATACTTGTGAACCAAATTGTTGTAAAATCGCCAAGTTATGCAAAGATAAAGATATTTCAGTTAGTGATTTGGTCGTTATTTATAAAACGGATGCAAGATATCACGGATTAAAAAATTATCGTTCTATCATTACATGTAATGATAGCATAGTTGCTATCGCACCATCTAAATCATTTCCTATAGAATCATTTAAAATCGGGGATACAAACAGTTTATTCGATTTTACTCAACAAATTTATGCTAATGAGGTAATTGAAGGCACTATGATAAATCTATTTTATAATAAATTCATTAATAGTTGGGAAATTGCTACAAAATCTGCTATCGGGGGCAATTATTGGTATTATAGAACTCAATATGACGGTTCAAGTGAATTTGACAAACAGATGACTTTTCGTCAGATGTTTATGGAGGCATTAGGTGAAGAGTCCAATTCAAATTTGAATGATTCCAGAGTGGTATCTAAATGCAACGTAGATTTTAATTATAGTTTTGTTCTACAACACCCAAATAACCATATTGTTATTAATATCGAGAAACCTACACTTTATTTGGTAGCGGGTTTCAAGATTGAAAGGGATACTATAACTTCTTATTCTCTTGGTGATATGGTACTCAATGCTTTTGAATATGGTTCGATTGACAACTTACCAATATTATTACCATGCATAGTAGATATCAATGGAAAAAATGTACAAGATATATGTAATTATTCTGAAAAATATAACACAGGAATAATGATTCACAATAGAATAAATGGAAATCGAGTAAAGATTCCAAACGTATCATATGAACGTGTAAAGGACATTAGAGGAAACAATCCAAATATTCACTATCATTATCTCAGTTTATTCGAAACAGGAAAGGTAAATGAATTCTTATTCGAATTCCCAATGTACAAACGATTGTTCTATCAATTCTATAGACAATCGTATGACTTGATTAAGGAAATTCATAATGCATATGTTTCGTATTACGTTAAGAAAATGGGTAAATCCATTCGCATTAGCAAATCTATATTCACACACATTTATAATTTACACAATACATATTATATTCCGACAATTGACAGTGGACATCCTACTATAGTTACGCGTGATATCGTATCTAAGTATTACAACGCAATGACCCCAAAAGAGAAACTATATCATGTGAGTTACAAGACACGAGAGTATGCAAACGCACTCAAACAGAGTAATAATAATAAAGGTAATGATGTCGCATCCGCATCATGTTAAATTGACAATAAACAATACACAATACACAATAAACAATACACAACAGATGATAAAAAATACACAACAGATGATAAAAAATACACAATAGATGATAAAAAATACAAAATAAACAATAGATGATAAAAAATACAAAATAAACAATAATTTAAAAATGGTTGTTCTTGAACAACTATTTTTTTATACAATTAACACACAAATTATACGTCCTTGTTGCGTATATACACCTTCGATCATTTAAAATGGGACAAAATACCTTCATAATATAATAATTTTGTATTATATCATAAAACATCATATTCGGTTTTGTGATTGTTTGTAACTAATATAGTATCCTATATTATAATATATTAGTATTTTTTTTGTTCCGTATTACTTCTGATGTATATTGAATTAATTATTCATAATGAATTGTACAACTCGGATAATTTGCATAAGTTTTGAATATATTTGAGAGAATGGTCTTTGTTTAATGCGCTCATCTCACTTATAGGTGACCGCAATGAATCAATGGACTTCATAATATCTTGAGAGTTCGATACTCCATTTAAATCTTCACAGTAATTCTTATTAATAAAAAACTCTAAATCGCCAGAATCAATTCTCTCCTTGTATGGTGCATAAATACATGAATACCATAACTTAACAATCAGCGTAACGTTAACTTTTCGTGCCATTCGAACCATGTTTTTTGATGATTTAATATCAGCATTGTCTGGAAATACGTTTATTATATCTTCGATAAATTCGTCAAAATGTGTATTAAATGCTTTAAGTGAAACTGATTTAGTCGCCATTTTATATAATAATTGTTTAAGTCTTTATATATTTTTTCACAATGTAATTGTTTTCAAATCTTCGAAAATTTACAGTAGTTTTTATTAATTTACAAAATTATTGGATTTTTATGCAATATAGAACAATTGTAGTAAATAATTTTATAATTCAGGTACTTGATATTGATACTGAGGAGTTGAATTTTTCATAGGTACATCCGAATTTCTTTGTTGTTGGAGTGTATCTATAGTTACTTCATTGCTTACTTTATCTGGTTTGTAAGTATCGGGAGGAGTCGCTATCATGGCACTTGTATTACTAACTGGAACATAGTTATATAATTGGCGTTGTCCTCCCATTCCTTTTGCACTGAGTTCGTCTGGTGACATATCATAAAATGTAAATTGTTCTGATACTATATTCGAACCACCAGATGATGACTTTAAAGAATATGAACTTGGTTCACTATCGCCGAAGTTTACTGATTCTAATTTCTTTTTTATCTCAGGTTCATAATGTTTTATAATATCACTTCCTAAAACAATAGAATAACCTTTATTTATTAATAGTAATGCGGGAACCGATGAAAGATTAGGTGGCATCAATACCTGTTTTCCATCATCTAATTGTATAAACGTTTGATTTGTATTTGTATTAAGCTTTCTTTTGTCAATGCATATACAATTTAGTTTTTCTGCAATTCCACTTTTAGATAAAAAATCTAAAACCTTTTTACAATGCTTACAATAATTTGAGTAATATAAGTTATCCATTCGGTATATATTTTGAGTTAATAAAAAAATATATACATTTTAACGATTATTGTGAATTAGTCTGTTCATAAACTATTGCTACACATAGTATGGAGTAGTCTATTCTGGAAATAGAAAATTCCATATCCTAGCAATACCATTGTGGAATTCGCGTAAAACACACTGGTACGCTTCTTCGCAATCGCTAAGCGAATCATGGTTAAAAAAGCAATTATGAAAAAAACGAATCCGAAGACAGATAAATAATAGAAATAAAGACAATATTCTTTATCCAAAGGACCAAAAAGGGATTTCATTACGTCGTTCATTGTCTGTATATACTACAATTATATAATTTACTATTGTGTTGCTTAAAACAGATGGTAATTAATGAGTTTTTATGAAGTAATTGAAATATACTTGATCGTGACAAATGCTTATAAAAATAAAAATCGAACGCACATTCTTTGAATTCTAAATATTCCAATTTGTAAATTAATATTTCGAATTAACAATGTAAAAATAAATATACCTAAATATTATAGTAACCTCATGGACGAAAATGTTATATGGAAAATGCTAGATACATACTTTAAAGATGCTCCCGATAGTTTAGTTAGTCATAATCTTGAATCGTATAACGAGTTTTTCAAAACTGGTATATATCAGATATTTAAAGAGAAAAATCCAATACAACTTGAGTCAAATTATGATAAATCTACAGATGATTATAAGAACAAATGTAAGATATATCTAGGTGGGCGTGATGGAACGAAAATAACATTTGGTAAACCAATTATATACGATTCGAACGACGATTCTCATTACATGTTTCCAAATGAAGCACGCTTACGCAACATGACATATGGTATGCCCATTCACTATGACGTTGAAATTGTATATACAGATATTCTCGATGATGGTGAAGTTCGTACGCTTGGCGGACAACAATCAAATCTTGACGAGTTTAACGAAACGAATCACGACTATAAACAGTCATATTTGTTTAAAAATTATAAAAAGGATGGTGGCTTGAATAATGTTCCATTAAATGAGTCACAAGAACTGACCGTCGGCGGTGCCCGTAATGATAATTTACAAGTGAGAGAATATGAATACACTACAAATCAAGCGAAGGAGGTACGAGAAAATGTAGAGAAGTCAATGAAAGGTAATAATCTATATGAACGTGTAGAGACAATTGAGAACGTATATCTAGGTAAATTTCCTATTATGGTTCAGTCAGATTTCTGTATATTGAATAAATTAACACCAGAAATACGCTTCACTATGGGAGAATGTAAACAAGACATTGGTGGATATTTTATTATAGCAGGCAAGGAAAAAACCGTGGTTTCACAAGAAAAATTTGCCGATAATATGTTATATATACGAAAGTTTATAAAAGACGATGACGACGAAGACGAAACTGAATTAGAATATTTATACTCTGCTGAAATCAGAAGTGTTTCAGAGAACCCATCAAAACCTATTCGAAAATTCTCCATTTCTCTGGTAGCACCAAATGTGAAGTATACTAATAATAATATAGTTGTTAATATCCCGAATGTTAGAAAACCTGTTCCGCTATTTATTGTTATGCGTGCTCTTGGTATTTTGAGTGATAAAGATATAATTTCCACATGCTTATTGGATTTAGATAAATATGAACCATGGATAGACGATTTTATACCATCTGTTCATGACGCAGGAGGCATTCTCACACAAGAACTAGCCATTTATTTTATTGCCTCACTAACAAAAGGCAAATTATATGAACACGGATTAGAAATTTTATCGGACTACTTATTACCTCATATAGGAGAAACCAATTATAAAGAAAAGGCATATTTCTTGGGTCATATGACTTTCAAAATGTTATCTGTTATGAATAATATCGAATTACCAACTGACCGTGATAATTTTAAATATAAACGAATTGAATTGGTAGGTTCTCTTATGTATGAACTATTTCGTGATTATTATACTGAGCAACAAAAACATATTAGGTTAGAATACGATAAGCGACTTAACTTAAATCTTAATTTATACGCGTCTGATTTATCTGGAATGATAAATACTTATAAAAATGAGATTTTCAGAGAACGCATCATAGAAAAGGGTTTCTCGAAAGCATTTAAAGGAAACTGGGGAGCGAAACCTACTACCAAACGAATCGGTGTAGTTCAGGATTTAAACCGCTTATCATTCAACGGGTATCTTGCACATTTACGTAAAACAAACTTACCGTTAGATTCAAGTGCTAAAGTAACTGGTCCGCGACTTCTTCACGGTTCCCAATGGGGGTTTTTAGATCCTCTCGATACTCCTGATGGTGGTAATATTGGTCTACATAAACACCTTGCTATTATGACGCAAGTTTCTCATGGAGGTATCGGTAACCGTAAACCTATGATAGAGTGGTTACGTGAAAAGATTGCCCTCAAATATACATATGAATGTAGTGACAAAATGTTATCAATAATGACAAAGGTATTTGTCAATGGGTATTGGTGTGGTTCTATAACAGAACCATTTGAGAATGTTCGTAAAATTAAATTATACAGACGAAATGGATTACTTTCACCTTACACTAGTATTGGATTTGATATAACACAAAATGTTATTTTTATATATACTGACGGCGGTCGCTTATGTAGACCAATATTCTATAAGGATGAATTGACTAATAAAATGTCGTATGAGAACGTTAAAGATAAACTTTCGTCGGGTGATTATTACTGGAATAATTTAGTATTTGGTTTTAATAAACACAAGGAACATATCAAGTATAAGAAAAATAAATATGAAATCTACGAACTTAATGAATTATTCAGCGCCGTTACTACAGAAACAAACCCTGCGAAAATAGATACATTCATTAAAAATAAGGGCATCATTGATTATATAGATAGTAACGAAACTGAGAATGCTATGATTTGTATGGATATCGAAGACATTGATTTGAAGCCACATACACATCTCGAAATACATCCATCTCTTATGTTTGGTACTATGGGAAGTCTTATTGTTTTTCCCGAGAACAACCCTCCAACGCGTAATGCGTTTTCGTGTGGTCAAAGCAAACAAGCGTGTTCTGTGTATCATAGTAATTATAATGTACGTATCGATAAATCCGCTGTTCTCTTGAATTATGGACAAACACCTTTGGTTAAAACACGATATCTTGAGTATATAAATAAAGAGGAGATGCCTTATGGTGAAAATACTATTGTCGCAATTATGGTATACGGTGGTTATAATATGGAAGATTCTGTATTAATTAATGAAGGTTCTCTAAAACGTGGTCTATTCAATACTACTTATTTTACAGGATATGAGGCGCACGAAGAAATGAGTGAAACTACTGATGGAATAATGGAAACCAAGTTCGCCAATGTAGAATCTAATGGTGAAATAATGGGTATGAAAACGGGTTATGATTATAGTAAATTGGATAAATATGGTATTATTCGAGAAGGGACAATTGTAGACGAAAAAACTATATTAATCGGTATGTACACTACAAATCAGGGTAAAAAGACTGACGCATCCAAAGGGACAAAAAAAGGTCAAATGGGTATTGTTGACAAAACATTTATAACAGAGGGCGAAGAAGGAGAACGCATTGTAAAGGTGAGAATTCGAGACATTAGAATACCTACATTTGGTGATAAAGTTGGTTCGAGACACGGACAGAAAGGAACTTGTGGTCTGGTTGTTCCAGAAGCTAATATGCCTTTTACCCGCGGAGGAATGCGACCCGATATTATTATGAACCCCCACGCAATTCCATCTAGAATGACCATTGGTCAATTGGTTGAAACTACTACAGCAAAGGCAAGCGTTATAATGGGAGGGTTCGGGGATGGAACTGCGTTTGTTAATAAAGGTTCTAAGGTTGGTGTATATGGTGAAGCACTTACTCAATTTGGCTATCATTCGAGTGGCAATGAAATTATGTATAATGGTCAAACCGGTAATCAACTGGAAATGGAAATTTTTATAGGACCTACTTATTATATGCGTTTAAAACACATGGCGAAAGATAAAATTAATTATCGTGCTAGAGGTCCTGTTACCGCGTTAACCAAACAACCAGTTAGTGGTCGCGCCAACGACGGTGGTTTACGTATTGGAGAAATGGAACGCGACTCCCTTATATCACACGGCGTATCTGATTTTTTACGCGAATCCATGATGGAACGTTCTGATAAATATAGAATTGCTGTCTGTAATAAAACTGGTATGATGGCTATATATAATCCTGATAAGAAACTATTTATAAGTCCTATGGCGGATGGACCAATTAAGTTTTCAGGCTCGATTGATGGTAATAATATGAATATTATAAACGTAACAAAACACGGTCGTGATTTCAGTATTGTAGATGTTCCATACTCTTTCAAGTTACTCCTACAAGAATTAAATACAATGAATATGCAAATGCGTATTATAACTGACGATAATATTGAACAATTGGAGAACATGACGTTCTCTAATAATATGGAATTATTAGGTATTAATGGTAAATTCGATTATCGTACTAAGATAAATCGATTAATGGAAGGTAAATTAATAGAAAATGTAACACCATTGAATGAAACGGTTACCCCACAAAGTCCTCAATATCCTCCTTCACCAGAAACTCCTCCATATCCTCCTTCACCACAAACTCCTCCATATCCTCCTTCATCTGAAAACGGAGTTCCAGAGAGTCCACCTTATGCTCCTTCATCTGAAAACGGAGTCCCACAAACTCCTCCATATCCTCCTTCATCGCAAAATAGTTTTGATAAATTCGTAGATGGCATACCAAAGGAGGAAAGAGAAGGATTAGATAATGACGAGTTAAAGATGATTAAAGAAATGATGGATGAAAACAAAGCAAAAACAAATGTCCCGTATACACAACCTTATCTTGGAGGTGGAAACAATATGACTGTTGGTAAAAATGTCTATTACAAGGGTGAAAAAGGAAGGGATAAAAATGGCATGCTTCAAAAATGGCAGATAGTAAAGGGGGGTAATAAATTTATAACAATTAAGCGTTTAACACCAGGCACAGTATTTAACCCAATGAATGATATAAAAATAGTCCAACATTTTGATGTATACGATGATACTGATATAATAGGAACACCACAATCGTTTCAAAGACCAACAGTATTGGAAGATGCGCACAATTCAGGTAATAATATTACATTTGCACCTGTTATTAAAATTAATACACACGATGTTAGTGATGACCCATTAACAAATGATATAGAACCTATTTTGTTAGAACACAATGTACCTAGTGAATATACTCAAACGTCATTCAGAGAAATAAGACCAAAGGAATCCAAAAACGAAAAAGACAATCTTATAGAAACCCCTTTGGATTTTAGCAAAGGTCCATTAATTATTAAAAAAGTGTAAAATAATGATTTGTAAAATTGAAATAAAACCATTTGTATATATATATATAATACATATACAAGCATAATGACATCTGTAAATCGCATTCAAAGTATTTATAAAGCTCGACGTAATATTCTTGCATTATTGGATTACGGGGGGTTTGATACATCCGGATATGACGAATTTAGTATTAATGAAATAGATACAATATATAAAAACTCACAATTGGACATGTTGGTCGAGAACGCAGAATTAGGGACGAAGTCGTTCATTAAGTTTTATTTAGATCTCAAACAATTGAGACCACAAAACTTGGATTCCATTATCGAGGATTTATTCATGGTTGATAATGTCTTGACGAATAAAGACAATCTTATTATTATTGTAGACGATGAACCCAATGAGACCATTACAGCAAAGGTTAAATACTTGTTCGACCGCAATGGCATATTTGTTGTGTTACATAATATTCAACGCCTCCAATATAATATTCTTCAGCACAAACTTGTTCCAAAGATCGAAATTTTAGATGAAGTTGAAAAGGTCGCTTTCAAGAAACGTTTTAATGTTCAATACAATTCACAGTTACCTGAAATTAGTCGTTTTGACCCACAAGCACTAGCGGTTGCCATGCGACCAGGTGATATTTGTAAATTTACAAGAGATAGTCCTACCGCATTGGAAACCTTTTACTATCGCGTTTGTGTGTAATAATTTTAATTATTGTCATATATATATATAAATAATGTTTTTACTCAATGATTTTGAATCTTCACCTGTTAAAAAAATACCTACACCTATAAAGAAACGGTCTGATTGGAAATTTATAAGCGACATGGATGACCATCCGGAACCATTTACTGTTGACCCACAACCTATTCCGGAATCACTTTCAGTTGCTAAATACGATAATATAAAAAACCAGTTTAATCGCTCTTATGTAGAAGCTGCTGCAATTGGTGCTGGTTCTATTACTCTTCTTGCAATGGTATTTAAATACTCTAAAAAATAAATTTTTAAATGTTTTTTGAAAGGTAACTATCAAGATTGTCATTATTTGAATGGTTTATTTCTCTTTTTACTGTATATTAATATGAAGCAAAAAACAATTAAAACAATTGTTGTCTTTACAATTTTAATTATAGGATTTATACTTAGTGTTTCGTTATGTAATGTTCAAAATATTGAAGGTTTAGATATGAAAATGAATAATGTTGCTTCCTTAAATCGTGGTGAGTATATTGATAAAGTGTCTTATTTGAAAAGTCAGGACGGAAGTTATGATTTGAGATTTTCCCGTGGGATGCTATCCTGTAGAAAGAAAATGAATAATAAATGGAAAAGACATTGGAATATGAATGCTAATGGTAAACAAATGATGTTATTGAATAAATATGGATTATTGCAATTAAAAGCATCTAATACAAATGAATATATACCAATAACTGATAACATTACTGGTGCTGAATCTGTTATTTTGACTTCATATGGAACTTTAGAACTTAAAAGTTTACCAAATGGTAAAGGTGAAACGCTATGGACATACCCATCAGTAGAAGGGTTTGATGGTACACCAGACGATGCAGACAACGAATTAAATGCTTTGATGAAGGAAGTTGATACGGAACGAAATGGTAAATTAAAAGGTGCTACATTAACCGCTTTGAATAATTATTTAACAGGAGATAGTAAGAATACTAATTTCAAGCTTACAGAACCGAAATTATCAGCATGGAATGCTTTGTTTGAAGCAAATAAAGGTGGATATGTAGAAGGTGAAAACACGTATACGCCCAGGATCGAGACTAAGGGGTTTGGAGCATTAGTCAATAGTAAAATAACTAGCGACGTTAAAGACGAACATAATATATTAATAGATAACGCACAAAAAATGAGAAGATTAAGAAATAATTTAGATAATAGACTACAGGTTCTCAATCAACTCGGCGATTCACATATAATTGAGAGAAAAACACAACTGAATTCAACTATATTCATTAGTTTAGGTTGGACCGCTATCGCTTCAGCACTTGTTTATTATACATTGACGCAATAGTTTTATTTTTATTTATTATTATACTATATAATAAATAAAAATGTCCTCAACGCAGGATATGAATAAATATAAAGCAAATAGGAAATATCTATTAGAATTACATGATAAAAAAACTGAAATAGATGAACTATATCAACCTATCAAATGGTTCGATATAAAGCACGATTATGAAACCCCAGGTCTAATGAATAATATAAAACCAAATAAAATTTCACCACGATCTTGGAAACTACAGCATGTTAAATGGTGTATTCTCGATGCTCGTAATCAATGTGTCCAGATGTTTAATACATCTAAAAAAATGCCGTATTTTGCTATATTTAAGAATAAACTAAATATGATGCAGTGGGCGATTTTCCAAATCTCAGACAACGACTTTAATGCTCAGTCTGACAAGAGCGGTAAATACTCGTCAATTGAACTAGAAGAAAACGGTTTAGAGATGAATGTGAATTTCCAAGATAAGAAAAATAAACCTCTTGTATTTACCGATAAAAATAGTATATATGTTCCTTCTAATTATACTATAGATTCTGGTAAAATAAGTTGTATAAAGAAGGTTCCGAAGGAAGTAAGCAACTGTAACGCAATACTACAAGAGAAACGGTACAAATGCGATGTAGCAAAAACCAGTGCTATTGCTGCCAATGAAAAAGAGACACAGTATAAACTTCTTGGTGAAGTCGACAATTTGATTGACGGAATGACTAACGTCGAAACATTCACTAGTCTTAATAATGCTAGTGAAGAATTGAATAAAAATATAATAGCATACTCGAAATCAGGTGATAGATCCATCAAAAAGAAAATAACGGAATCGAGGAAAGAAAAACGCCAAATTAATCACAAAATCAACGAAATTCTCGGTCGCTCTATGAAATTTCCATTGACCGTAAATGCATGGAATGTAATAAAGCAAAAACGCAATAATGTCACGCAAAAATCCAATAAAGTATTGACAAAATATAGACGCGGTTTAATAAATACACGAAATACCAATAATTATCTCGTAAGAAGGCATAGTAATAGTGCTTCTATAGCACGCCAAACTAAAATGCATAACACAACCAAAAAGAAATGTGCTAAATTAAAAAGTGGAATGAAATATTACAGAGAGAAACGTAATTACAGATGGAATGTGTTTGCTAAACCGAAAGTCAAATGCGGTTTCGTAGGATCTATTAACAGTGAAATATTTGGATATCAACCAAAAAACACGTTAAGTGGTTCCGATTTATACGACGAAGAAGATAAATATGCGAATGATGACGAGAGTGACAATGACAATAGTGACAATGACAATAGTGACAATGATAATGAGGGTTTTAGATGGTCGCGCAAGAAAAAAAAATCTCGTAGGAGGATGTCTCTATCTAGGTTTCGTAAACGTTTTATAAAAAAATCTCGTAGGAGGATGCCTCTATCTAGGTTTCGTAAACGTTTTATAAAAAAATCTCGTAGGAGGATGTCTCTATCTAGGTTTCGTAAACGTTTTATAAAAAAACTAAGGAGAAATATCCCACCAGTTCTACTTAAACGTCAAACACAAAAGTCTACGAATCATTATAATAATCTGTCGGGCATTTTCAACAAATTAGCAAACAATGCTCGTGCAAGTTATATTACTCACGTGAGACAGAAAAAAACCGCAGCACGAACAGCTCGCATCGCAAATAACGAGTTAAGGCGTTCGTTTCAACAGGGTTTCGCAAATAATATAGAAGGTTTTGATAATAGCGTGGATGATTGTAATAATCTACTTACAGACCCCAAATTTACGATTAGTCACGACAATGCGATACACAACTGCATCAATAAAAGCGTTTACTCTAAATACTCTAGTGTCAACCATAAACATACGATTTCTGTTCCTGAAAATAAGACTTTCGTATTGACTGGTGGTCTATTAGACCCTTCTAAAATAACCTCTTCTCTATTTGTATCAGACGTAGGTGACTGTAATAATGGTGTAGACGTTACTGAACAGAAAATAGACTTATTTTATTCATTGAACCACGAGAAAGAAAATATAGTTATTGTTCATTTATCGATTGATGATAGTTCCACCAGCAGAAAAGGAATTGGAATGTTGACTTATAATTACGCACCTAATAACAGCGGACCACACCCATATGTTATTAGCAATAAGAGCAATAACAATAATGAAACAAACGTTAGACTAGATGGTAATGGAAATGTTAAGATAAACAAAACTGTTATATTTAGAAACCCTTTATCCAGCCAAACAAGGCGATATCTTATGAATGGATATAATAATACAAATAATTTACAGCAAATAAAACCAGGTGAAGAATTGCGAAATGCGAAGTATAAGTTTACTTTGGGGTCATCATGGAACAATTCTACACTATTTTATAAAACCAGGAATGTAAATGGAAACAACGGATTTAATGACTTGCACGGTTTGCGGTTTAAATACACTGAAAGCTATCACAAGAATAAAGGATCCACAGATACAAATGTATTCATATTATACAAGATTAGAACGCATGAATTAAAAGAATTATTGTACGAACATAGAATTTATGCTAACATCGAAACGGTTGACATTGCGCAATGTAACACGGGCAAAGGTTTGAACAATTTGTGCTTTGTTCGTGCTATCAAAGACAAACTGGTTGGTGATGAAAAAATAAACGAGAGAGAGAACGTCAATTTCAAAACAGTGAAAACAGTTACTATGAGTGAATTTACAAAGAACATCCATTACAAAACAAAATATATTAACAATAATATCCTAACATCAGTTCCAAACAACATAAATGAAATACGTATATTCTTAATTAAATCTCTGAATGATATACATAGTAAGATATCAATGACAATGAAAAGTGGAGCAAGTGAAGGGTTTATGGGATATGATAATGCGTTTAGTAGATACTCAACAATTGAAGGTCTCGAATTGGATGCCAGTGGTGGTCATATATTTGGAGAAAGTGATGGTGACGGAGTAAAAAATTATGTCGGTTTATTGGACAACATGAATAAACAGGATAAGCGTATTAATAACAAAACAAATGATATGAAAACTCAAGCAAACGCTATAAGAAGTAAATTACAAATATTAACTGGATACGATGGAGGAATACATAGGGATCAGGTATATGGGGGACAAAATTATTCAGAAATTACCAAAACATACAAAAATACATCAAAACCAACACCTCTATTAAATACACACGATGATTATGATAACGCGAATACTTTAATACCATTCATATATGACAAATCAGTAACATCGACAGATTTTTATAATACAGCTAATGACAAACTAGACCCAAAAGCGAAGATAGATGCTGTTAGAGACGATTTGAACGAGATGTTGTATCAGCAACATACATTGTATACAATAGGTTCTATTACATCCGCTACATTTATAATCGCAGCTATACTTTTAGCGAGAAGTAGTGGTCCATAAAGCATTATTTTATATTTTTTATAGATATATTTTACTCAATTGTTTAATATATGTATTATTTATATATATATATTATGACTAGTCAAAGTAATTCATCAGATAGTTCTATTTTATTTAACGCTTTAAAATTTGATTTTACAAATGGCAATACAGGAAAATCAAACATTAATCTTGATACTTTAAAAGATGCGCTCAACACAAAAGATAATAAAGTATCGGCAGTGTTAACTAAACAGAAACAAGTAAATAATATATTAAATTCCGAAATAACTAGATTGGAACAAAAAAAATCTCAATTAGTCAATGCCCAAAAGGGTCAAAGGCGTGTGTTGATGATGAATGAAAGTTACCGTAAAAGACAGGTAGAATATACGAAAATGATTATAGTAGTCGTCGTTGTTTTTGCTTTAGTATTAATAATGCGTTATATGCGCGTTTATTTCAACGTTTTACCAGAGTCAGTTTATACATTACTTCATATATTGTTATTCGTAAGTTTAATTATATATTCAGGAGTTATTTATGTGAATGTAAGTTCACGTGAAAAAATCAATTTTGACCGTTTGTCTATACCTGGACCAATTATAGAAGATGTTGGTGTTTTGAGTGCACGTAATGAGGCAGCAAAATTATCAGGAAACTTGTTAGGTATTAGTGATAGTGACTTGTGTAAGGGTGCAGCTTGTTGTACTAAAGGCGTTACTAGTTGGAATGAAACAACGAGGAGATGTGTATCTGTTACCAATCCATAAATATATTATTAAATTTATATCTAATTTCATAATATAGTAATAATGACTACCAACATACCAACAATGACTTTCGAGGAAAAAGAAAAGGAAAAAGAAATATATAAAATATCCATTACTATGCGCCGTGCTAAGTTCGAATCTCTCAATTTAGAGAAAGTCAATTATGTAAAATCATATTTATTATTGGTTTATGGTGTGTTGGTTCTCATACTTTCTTATACAATGTTTAAAAATAAAGACGTTCCATTAAAAGAAAAAGGTGTTTTAATAAGTTTGATGATAGTATATCCATACGTAGCCCCTCCAATGTTAATATATTTATATGAAATGTTTATGTATATAATAGCAGTGATGACTGGTGAAATATACAAAAAAACAGAACTCCAATAAACCATTTATTTTAGTTATTATTTACAATAATATAATATTTGCTTACAAATATTCTTATTCATCTTCATTCTCATCTTCACTGTCACTAGCATCGTTACGCACTTCATCATATCTATATTTTATTCCGAACCAAGAGCCATCTTTACATTTACTGAATTTCTTATTCAGGTAATCGTGAACCTCTTTGATACTTGGTCCATCGCGACCATATGTACTGCGATACCATAAATTGAATTCGTTTGTTAGTTCCGTTTTGGTAAGTCGCCCATCAACATCCTTCTTAATCTTCTCAGCAATAAACTCGGCGATATGGTCCTCACGTTGGCGATAACTATCACTTGCCTTATCAACTAAATCACACTGTTTGACTCTACCCTCTAATACAAACGCTTTTTCAACAAGCATCGCCATAAATACTTCACGCCATATAGGAAAACGCTCTTTTAATATAGGATCTTTTTTATACTGATACGGGTTCTCGTTATCGCCTTCTGTTGGTTTATCTGTGAAAAGAGACATGAAATCTGCGATAGCTATTCTACGCCAAGTACCGTGGTCCTGACTCGCAACCTTCATAAAGTTATTCGAACAAATTACGATCTTACATTGTGGTATGAAGGTAATTGGAGTACTAAATAGATTACGTCCCTTGATCGGTTCGACACAACTTGTAAGCTCCTTCATAGCACCATCATTGATGCGATCATCTTTAGACGGTTCTTGCATCAATGCAAGTCTCAGACCCTTTAACGCAACAATGTCAGGTGACGCCTGACCTTGTTTTTGTCTACTTTGCGTAATTAGTGAAAGTGGGACTGTTGAACTATAATCGCCGAGACACTGTAAAAGAAGGTCTGTCAATACCGATTTACCATTCTCACCGTCTCCTATATACATATGTAGTTTCTGGTTCAAATTACCACCGATTAAAATAGATGCAAAATGTTCCCACATATAATTGCGCAATTTTTCTAACGGGAAAAGTTTGGTCATAAAATCATTTATTTCAGTTATCACAACGGCATCGCGGTTCCTATCTAATGGAATATAATTTATATTGGTGCTCTTTTCCAAGTAATCCTCAGCACGACCTGGACGGAAGTTCTTTTCTTTAAAATCAACTACTCCGTTGTTAAAACACATGAGATATGGTTTGCTATCAAGTAAATCCACGAATTTAGAATTGGCATCATAGAATAGTTCCCTGGCCTCTTTTAATATGTGGTCTTTATGAGTTGCGCTCGATAAACGACTCATAATGTCCATCAGTTTATTGGAAATATTTTCTTGTATCTTCAACTTGTCGTCTGGTAGATTACCATGACACATTTTATCGGAAATTTCATTTGCTTTCTTGCGATACAAGTCACGTAAATCGCCAGATATACCCTTCCTGAGTGTGGTGCCACATTCATCTTCTACCCATCGATGATTTGAAAATCTATACCATTTATCTGCTTTTATTCCAGCACAAGCAAAATCCTGTTTATATAACATATTCAATATCTTAGCAATATCAGCATCACCACATCCGTAATTGCTATTCTTACACGCGTTGTACATATTCATATTACGTATAGACATATCAAGATAATTATCGATACTTTTATCGCGTATTTCCTTGAATTTATCGGGCGCATCTTGGTGAACCCAGTATAGAATGGATCTATATGTGAGGCCATCTTTGTTGTTGTTCTCGAAATCATTCCACATTGCCCTCATATCGTGTATATTGTCCATTGCGAATTCACTCGACTGTGCACTGAATGCCAACCAAACAATGAACAATTCTTTGTTTATATTGGCAAGTGCCCAACCAACTCTTATCCACTTTGAATAAGAACCTGGACCATAGTAAGATATGGGTAACGCCATTATATATTCAATAGTATCTTGTTCTTTACATTCTACAGATTGAAGGTTCTCTTTGTACTGTTCTACAGCATCTGTAATGTCTGATAAATTGCGAAGTTCGATTACACTTTTTGAGACGACCCGTTTCATTTTATTGCGTTTGACACCTCCATCTTTTTTTGCGTTGTCATATTCTGAAATAAAATCTGTCCTCATGAATAGACTAACGTTACCAGTATAACGGACCGATAAATTTTTAAAGTTATTTACCCAGTCGAATTTCTTATGGTTCTCTTTAGTTTCGATAAATTCACCATCATCTGGGTCATATTCGAATTTATAAATATGTGTTAATCCATATACACCATGGTCCGGTTTACACGACCCGAACAATTGCCAATTCACATACCCCCCACTAATCCCTTTATCAAATACATCTTCTATTGTGTTTGTAAGGGGTAAATCTTTCAGTATATCAGGTGCTACCTTGATAATTTTCTCTCTTAGAATACTTTGCTGAATACGGTCCGCTTGAATCCCAAATAGTATATGAACCCCGTCTTTAGTAATATTTTTTCCTTGAACACAGTTCACGTCTGGTTTCTCTTGAATATAAACCATCATCTCTTGATCTGAGTTGAATTGGAACATTTTACCCAATTCATCTAAATAAGCGAGAACCAATGTATGGATAATCTCTATATTATGTTGTTTATTTTTAACGCTATAATCGTATCTGAAATCTAAATCGACTACAATTGGACCACCGGTATCCCTTTGTTTCTCAGTTAAATGTTCATTATAACCAGATTTTACAATATCGTTGTAATACATTTTAAGAAAGTCTTCGTATTCATTGTCTGGAATATGGAATTTACCGCCATTAATACGTGTATTGGTTACTTCTCTTATATCATCGTTCGACATAGAATGAGCACCTATGAAATCCTGATAATTGTTGTAACCATTCCTTGTGTTTGTTTTCTTTTTCATTGATTTAATATTGGAATCGGTTTTAAAACCATTCATTTAATGTATAGTATAATATAACGTTTATTATATTTTTTATTATATTTCAATTTTAGAGTAAAGTTTATTCACAATAATAACAATATTTTATTATATGTGTACGATTTATAATTCTGAAGGATGTTTTTTTAATTATGCATCTTATTACTTTACGAAAGTTTGAAAAATCTTGATTGATTTAATGTGTCATCATATTGTGTTTTTTTGCATCATTTAGTAATATAAACTTTCTTAAAATTGAAATATAAAAAAATAAATATAATTATATTAAAACAATCATCATGAAATTTTGTACAAAATGCGATAATATGTATTATATATCTATTAGTGGGGACGACGAAAATACACTCACATATAGTTGTAGAAATTGTGGAGACATAGATACTTCAGTATCTAATGAAGGCATGTGCGTATTAGATACACATTTCAATGGTTCTTCTATGAAAAATGTTAAAACTGTAAATGAATTTACAAAAATGGACCCAACTCTACCTCGAATCGCAAATATGCCTTGTCCCAATGCGAATTGTATATCAAATAAAGCTGGCGCAAAAAAAGAACTAGATGTTATTTATATGAGATATGATAATTCAAACCTTAAATATATTTACATTTGTCAGTATTGTGATTATTATTGGAATTCATAAAATTGATTATTATTTATTTCTAAAAAAATTTAGAAATAATACTCTATTATAATATACAAATGAGCAAAAACGAAGAAGATGATATGATTATGGAAGAAGACGACGATGTAGAAGAGTCTGATGACTCAGACGGTGAGGTTGTAGATGATAGTGGCGACGATGAAGATGATATAGAAAATACTGTATTAGACTTGGAAGATGATCTAGAAGATGATCTAGAAGATGATAATATAGCGGTCGAGGATGATGATGACGTAGATATAATTATGAAAGCAAATGACGTTGACATTCAATATGATGATGATGAGGACGATGATGAGGATGATGATGATGAGGACGATAAAAATTACTTACAAAAGATAAACGCTGAAATGTCGAGTGATATTATAGCAAATAATCATCACGAGTTGAAAACTCATAACGCAGAGGAAGTTGAGGTTATGTGTAAGGTTATAAGGAATGTTAATGGTACAATAATTGACCCTTTACATACAACATTGCCTTTCTTAACTCGTTATGAAATAGCAAATATAATTGGTAATCGTGCTACGCAGATAGAAGCAGGTGCTATACCGTTCGTGGAAGTAAAGGATAATATTATAGACTCTTATACGATCGCACTTAGCGAATTTAAACAGAAAAAAATACCGTATATAATTCGTAGACCGTTACCAAATGGTGGTTCCGAATATTGGAAATTTGCCGATCTAGAACAACTTGATTAACATTGTTTTCATCAGTAATATTAAATTTATTTGCGTGTATATATTTTTTATTGTGGTTGTTTTTTTTATAGATAATTATTGTTGATATAGTTTAAGTACAATGGAAACGTTGCAATATATACCAAATAATTTAGAGGAATGTAGTATATGTTTTTATCCAATTCAAACAGATAAATATGTCACTGATTGTTCGCATACTTTTCATTATGCGTGTCTTCACGAATGGTCGCTTCATAAGTCGAGTTGTCCTTTGTGTGTTTTAAATATAAAACTACCGGATTCAACAAGGAATGAAGATATGGTAGTTCTAAGTGGAGTAATATCTCAAGATATGGATGATTTAATATTTCAACACATTATGCTACAACCAGTTTCATCACTTGCAATTGATGATTATATACCAATTACAGATGTAGAAGACGTGACCAGACGCGAATATTATAGAATGTTCGTTATAAAGAGTTGCGATACAATTAATTCGATTGTATTAACTTATTATTCTACATATTTCATACAGTTTATTTTTTTGTTTATTATACTACTCTCTAACCTATATAATAAGCGAAAAAATATAAGATTTAAATACTCAATATTACTTTGTAAATGTATATATATCATTTATTCATTGTATATTGAACAAACTGACGGCCACCCCGTTTTTTACATTTCTTGTTTTCCGTGGATTGCGATAACTTATTATAAATAATATGGTGATGTATTCACAATATTATTAGTATTTGTACCATTTATTTTATCTATTTTTGAAATTCTTTCCACAATCAAGACAAGTCACGAAAATCGTCATAGGTTCATCTGCTGAACGAGTCTGTAATTCGTAATAAGTACATCTCTTTGATTTACACGTAGTGCGAGGACAAGTGAATAAATCAGTTGACGCTTCTAGTTTCACATTGAATTTATTCTCATCTTTAATAGTTTTTTTCTTAATTGCCTTTTCCCATCTTTGTGGGTTTATTTCTTGATGAGACATGAATACATATTCACACGGAGACAGTTTACCATTTTGAAGCATTTCTAATATATCATTGGAATGTAAATTCAAAATTACTGTCCTCAATTTATCGATGTATATTGTAACGAATGAAGGTTTATCCCATTTGCATATTATCTTTTTGTTACGACACTCTTTAATCGAATAGTTGAATATAGACTTTTCAGTGTTACGAACTAATACGTCATTTGTTGTCTTTAGTTTATCTTTTAATTTATTCCTGATATTTTCACGAAATGTAATTGGGTCTGTTATAGTAATAGTCATAATTGTCTTTGATATTATACTATTAGTATCTTTATATTACTATTCAATTTTACTCGTAATTCTCCTCTTCTAATTCATCGGTACATACGAAAAAATCACTGTCTTCTTCGTCGCTTTCAGATACCATATCTTCACTGCTTAATTTTTTTTTAGAAATGCGTTGTCTATTGCCTTTAGTAACTTCTATTTTTTCGTCTATATAATCATTATCGCTATCAATGTCGTCATCGTCTGTTATAAAACTATCCTTCATATATCCGCTCTTTGTTAAGGTGACTCCGGTTAAATCTTCCTCTTCTTCTTCACTATCTTCGTCTCCTAAATCATCGAACCCACCAAATAACTCTGTGTAAATCAAGTTCCACGTATTGATTGTTAAATCTGTCCCATCCTCGTTTACTAATAAACTCCTTCCGAAATACAATATTTCATCTACAGGTGGGGGTAGTTCATACTTATTTTCTTGACCTGCTCGTCCAGATGTTTTGGCGAATAATGAGATGTTATATGTTTTCTTCAATACATCCACTTCCCAAGATGCTTCGTTCTCGAAATCGGTTGCTGTTTTGAATTTTGCGATTTTATAAAATTCTTCTGGTTTTAATTCGCCTTTGATGTTATGTTCTTTCAATGTTCCGTTCTTCTCTACAATTACTATAATTGGCATAATTACTTTTATTTATATTTTGTGTTTAAATCTTTTTGTTTAATAACATATTCATTGCGCATTTACATGGTTATTACATTTAGGAATTCAATCTTGTTACCTCATATAATATGTGAATTGTTAGAGATCTAGTTCTCTGTAAGAGTTTGAATGTGATAACAATTAAGTGTATTAAATCGTTCAATATACTATAGAATTTTTTACGCAATATATAGATAAAGTATGGCGTCTTTGATTTTTACAGTTATTATTTCTTTAATTATAATTTTTATTACACATAGGGGGTTTTATCATCTGAAACACTACCTCACGAATGAAGAGACAGAACACGTTGGTGTTTTTCAGACGAAAAAATACGACGAGTTAATAAATGAATTAAATAATATTAAACATACTCCGTTTTGTCTAAACGACACTAGTCAAGTTGAGAATGACATGGAGAGCGAATTATCTGAATATATTAAAACAGTAGAATAACAAAAATTGATTATATAATAACATAAAAACTTAGTAGTATAATTATTTAGATGCATGAAAATTGTATAACGGGAAACAACCTATCACAACTTATTAATAGGTTTCCACATTTCGAACCTTCTTATGAAACGTTATCGCATAAGAAAGTTTCAGACAACTACGATTTTGCTATAGCTATCCCTACTGGTAAGAAATCGTATTTATGGTATACATTTTACAAGGGCGGTGATGGTGTTTTCTTAATTGATATGAATAAAGATGGTCGTGTATTACAATGTCTCAAAATCGATCATATATATAAAAGTGATGTTCCATATGGCACACTGTTATACGGAGTATATTTACAAGAGACTAATGCGTTCTTGATAGAAGATATATATTATTATAAAGGAACTACGTTGAAAGGACTTGTATCTGGTGAGAAATTTACATATTTAAGCAAATTCTTATCAAACGACATAACAAATACAACCAAAAATATGACTATATCAATGCCTGTTTGTTGGAAAGCTACAAATTGTGCTTATGACGCGATTCCTGAAGACATTAAATTGACAATTCCATATCCCATACATCATATACAGTATCGCGTTCTAAATGATGTGATGCCGTTTGTAAATGTCACAATTAATAAAAGACCTACTATCGAGAAAAAAAAGGTTGTAGTTCAACCCGTTAAATCTAATAGTATTTTACGTATAGATTATAATAAAATTAGAAATGGAATGCGTGAAAGATTTGCTGTTAGGGCAGACTTACAATGTGATATATATCGATTGTATGCGTCTGACAATAACGGTAAGCGAGTATATTATAATACAGCATATATCCCTACTTATAATACAAGTGTTTTTATGAACTCGCACTTCCGTACCATAAAGGAAAATACAAATATCGATTTTATAGAGGAGAGTGAGGATGAGGATGATTTTCAAAACACAAATTTAGACAAAAACGTTGACTTAGATAAAGAAATAATATTCGAATGTGAGTATAAACACAAATTTAAAAGGTGGATTCCCAGGAAAATTATAACCAATACTAATGTTACGATTGTTAATATATCAAAATTAGTTATGTAATTATCTATCAGTTATTACACGATATAGCATAGAAAACGCTATATCTGTTACTATTAATAACCACGCGTTAGTTTTATTACCATTTAAAAGATAAGCAGCAGATAATATGTATAATGTTCCGTGTATATATCTCGCATCGTTCCAGAATACCTTCGCGAATTGCATAGTGCCGTTCGAACCATAATATCCTTTAAATATGAAACCTATGCCTATAATCGCAAGTAACGCGGTTATGCTGTAATTATTTTTTATACCGAAACTGTATATTATATATGCCAGGAATAATCTAGTAAGTATGCATATGAACCAAATCGGATGAATTTTCATAATTATATATATATATTAATAATATGTTTTTTTCTGTCTATATTGTATATGACTGTTGTTGAGGTAAATGCCGATAATATTATTTTACCAAATGACAAAGGACACGGTGTAAGTCATAGTCCTTGGGGCTATCACGCTACGACTGTTGGTGGTAAACGAAAAAATAAAACTCATTGTCGGATGCGTAAAGCGTGCATAAAATCAAATAAAAATAAACGTCGTTCTAGATATACTCGTCAAAAGCAGAATAAACGCACACGAAAACATTTATAATAATTGTTTATTTGTTAAACTTATTTAGATGATAAATCATATATCATCTAAATGTCTTGTCTCAAAATTGCACTGTTGATTCCGTGCACTTCTAATGGTCGCGATAATTGGAAGACTATTAAGGATACGTATATTTATAATTTGTCCGTTAAATATTTTCTACTTACTCAAGACAATGAACATGAATACGTTTTTTATATTGGATATGACAGTGACGACCGAATTTTCTCAGATACATCTCAACAAGACGTATTAAAACGGTATTCTTTGGTGTTCAAAAATATATCTTTTATCTTTATTAATTTTGATAATATTACCAAGGGACACGTAACTAAGATGTGGAATATTTTATTTAAAAAGGCATACAATGATGGGTGTGATTATTTTTATCAGTGTGGCGATGACATTACATTTCATACTAAGGGTTGGGTAAACGAATGTATCGATAAATTAAAGGCCAATGATGATATCGGCTTAGTCGGTCCTATCAATAACAATAATTTAATTCTTACACAGGCGTTTGTTTCGAGAGAACATATGCATATTTTCGGGTGGTTTTTTCCAGAGGAAATTATTAATTGGGGGTGTGACGATTGGTACAATCATTTATATTCTCCTACGATGTTTTTTCCATTAAAAAATCATTATTGTTCTAATGATGGCGGTGCGCCTAGGTACACTATTAATAATGACTCGTCATATGCGTTGAATATGCAATATAATACAAAACTTATTCGCGAACAGGCAAAGATGTTGGCTTTTAAACATAAAACATTGATACAAAACCACCTAAAAAACAAGTCGTATGTATTTATAGATTAATTATGAGTTGTTTTGATACTGAAGTTATAATTGATCGTTTGAAAATATTCTGGCAGTATCCTGTAATAACTGAACAAACATTTTACCAACAGAATAAAACAAACATCAACTATCTTGGTATTCCCTGGGCTACAATTATTGATAAGAAATATAATTTAAATGTCATATATAATTTACTTAAGGGTTGTATACGACAAGATGTTTTTTATTATACGTGTTGTCAGCACATTTCATTTCGTAGTTTACTACCATTGTTTAAAGCACTCAATATAATTAGCGTATATACCCCACACAAAATAAAAGGCGAAAATTGTTTGCACGATGTCCAGTTATACCCATGCCCTCTTTATGCCGTAAATTATGAAGACGAACTACGCAATATAACTTTCAAAGATATTGACCTTTTAAAAGTTCGTAGAGATATACTATACAGTTTTCAAGGTGCTTATAACTCTAATTGGTATCTTACTGATATACGGAAACGCATATTTGAAACAAAACACCCCAATAATTGTTATGTGAAACACATAGGTAACTGGCATTTCGATAACGTTGTTTATTCCAGCAAACAGAATAATAAATTCGAATTAAATGAAACTGATAGTGATTATGTGAGGACACAAAAATACAATGAATTGCTTATAAGCTCACGTTATTCACTTTGTCCATCAGGTAGTGGACCCAATTCTATTCGCTTTTGGGAAGCACTCGCTACAGGAAGCATACCGATTTTATTGGCAGATACATTGGAATTACCTCAACACGAACTATGGGATAGCGCTATTGTTAAATTAAACGAGAAAGACATCGGGATTTTAACTGACATTTTGTCTAATATTTCAACGAGTGACGAAGAATCACGTCGAGCGAACTGTTTGAAAATTTATCAACATTTTAGAATGAACTACGCAAATAAAGACTATAAAAAAATATGATTGTATTTTCAAATTGTCACGGTGAAAAATATCTTAAATTAATCAAAGAATATACGAATGTCTATAGCGAATTTAACGTTAAATATATAGTTAGTTATAACGCACTTAGTGACTTCTCAAAATATATAAGTGATTTCAGAAATGCTGACCTTGTTATTATGAATAATATTAAAAATTATAAAGACTATACCATTTCAAATCTTAGAACCATACTTAAACAAACTGCTAAAATTATTATTATACCATATGTCAAGTATTCATTAATTCGCTTATTTGTTTATAAATCGTTTTTCAACAATTTCTTCAATTTTACTCTGGATTCAGAGCTCGCTACAAAATGTATTTCTATCCAGAGAAATTTAACACCAAATCATCCGAGATAAAGCACAATACGTAAGGTAATCGATAACATTACTAAAAATACGGATATTTTATAAAAACATAAAAAAACCCGATTTGGATTCTCTTTTGATTTTCTCAAAAATGGACATTTATAAATGTCCAAATTTCAGATTTATAGAATTACTTTTTCAACGACTTTTTTGAAAAGGTGATTTAAAGCATAATGCAGTAAATTGTGTTTTTATTTATTTTTTTTGTTAGGATAAGAAAAAAAGGTTTTACATTCGTTTTATTCTCTTGTTTTTTTTGTTAGTCTAATTTAGACTAATAATGCTAACTGAAAAAACAAGGAAAAACAAGGAATATTTTATTTGCGAGAATTGTTACTTCAAATGCTGTTATAACAGTGAATACAACAGACATTTATTGACTGCTAAACACGAAATACTAACAAATGCTAATGAAAAAACAAGGAAAAACAAGGAATTATATGAATGCGAATGTGGTAAAATTTACAAACATCATTCGTCTCTAATCAAACATAAAAAAGTATGCTATACGATCGATGATTCTGTTGTTATCCAAGAGAAAATAGAAGAAAAACCTTCGATTATGGATATACTTTCACAGAACAAAGAATTAATGAATTTGTTGATTATACAAAATAAAGAACACAGAGAAGAAACCAGTAAATTACAGAATACTATTATAGAGTTAGTCCCTAGAATAGGGAATACAACAAATAACAATAATCAATTTAACTTACAAGTATTTTTGAATGAAGATTGTAAAGACGCACTCAACTTTTCTGATTTTATAAAACAAATACAAGTTTCTTTGACAGATTTAGAGAACCAAGCAGAAAACGGGTATATTAAAGGTATTACTAAGATTTTTATTGAGAATTTACAAGGATTAGGAATGAATAAAAGACCTATTCATTGTACTGATAAAAAACGAAGGACATTATATATCAAAGAAAACAACGAATGGGATAAAGAAGGTTCTCAAGATATATTGAAAAAAGGAATTCAAGAAGTAACCAGGAGAACATTCGAAACATTAATAAAGGAACAGGAGATCCATTCAGAAGAATACAATGATGCGGATTCTGAGTTTTCTACAAAATGTATTTCTATCCAGAGAAATTTAACACCAAATCATCCAAGAGAAAGCACAATAAGTAAGGTAATAGACAATATTACTCAAAATACTGGTATTTCAGAAAAAATTTAAAAAACCCCGATTTGGATTCTCTTTTGATTTTCTGAAAAATGGACATTTATAAATGTCCAAATTTCAGATTTATAAAATTACTTTTTCAACGACTTTTTTGAAAAAGTGATTTAAAGCATAATGCAGTAAATCGTGTTTTTTTTTATTTATTTTGTTAGCATAAGTTTTTTTTGTTTTTCATATTTTTTATTCTCTTGTTTTTTTTGTTAGTCTAATTTAGACTAATAATGCTAACTGAAAAACAAGGAAAAACAAGGAATATTTTATTTGCGAAATTTGTCTCTTCAAATGCTGTTACAATAATGAACACAATAGACATTTATTCACTGCTAAACGTGAAATACTAACAAATGCTAATGAAAAAACAAGAAAAAACAAGGAAGTATATGAATGCGAATATGGTAAAATATATAAACATCAATCGTCTCTAATCAAACATAAAAAGGTGTGCTATACGATTGATGATTCAATTATTGTTGTGGATATACTTTCACAAAACAAAGAACTGATGAATTTATTGATTCTACAAAATAAAGAACACAGAGAAGAAAGAAGTAAATTATAGAATATAATTGTAGAATTAGTTCCTATAATAGGGAATACAACAAATAATAATAATCAATTTAACTTACAAGTATTTTTGAATGAAGATTGTAAAGACGCACTCAACTTTTCTGATTTTATAAAACAAATACAAGTTTCTTTGACAGATTTAGAGAACCAAACAGAAAACGGGTATATTAAAGGTATTACTCAGATTTTTATTGAGAATTTACAAGGATTAGGAATGAATAAAAGATCTATTCATTGCACTGATAAAAAACGAAGGACATTATATATCAAAGAAAACAATGAATGGGATAAAGAAGGTTCTCAAGATATATTGAAAAAAGGAATTCAAGAAGTAACCAGGAGAACATTCGAACAATTGATAAAAAAACAGGAGATTCATACAGAAGAATACAATGATACCGACTCAGAATTCTCTACGAAATGTATTTCTATACAAAGAAATTTAACACCAAATCGTCCAAGAGAGAGCACAATAAGTAAGGTAATCGAGAACATTACTAAAAATACAGATATTTTAGAAAAAATATAAAAAATCCCGATTTGGATTCTCTTTTGATTTTTTTTACGAAGTTATAAAAATTACTTTTTCAACAACTTTTTTTGAAAAAGTGATTTAAAGCATAATGCAGCAAATCGCGTTTTTTTTATTTATTTTGTTAGCATAATATTTTTTTTGTTTTCGTTAGTT